AAGACACGCAAACTTTCGTCTACATCCCTAAATAGCTACCTAAATTATTTAATAAATATACGAATATATGCTAAATTTATATTGACAGTAAAAAAAAATAGTCTATAATATAAATAAAGTTATAAAAGTACTTAAAAATTAAGAGGATATCGTATCCCCTTAGTGAGGTGTTTGCGTTGTGTCTTGCTTTCATCCCATGTTGGCTGTTAGCATTGGATTGAATTCCAACGGTAAGCGTGATATCAAATTCGTTGCTGGTCTTACTGAGTGGGAATCTTACCCGCCTAACGCTCGTCTAAAGATTCCCTGCGGTCGTTGTGTTGGTTGTCGCCTTGAGCGCTCCCGTCAATGGGCTAACCGTTGTATGCTTGAACTTCAGTATCATGAGTCAAGTTTTTTTGTTACGCTGACCTATGATGATGAACATGTGCCTGTGACGTACTATTCTGAGAATGATGATGGTGAAGCTCGTTCTGGTTTGACGCTTCGCGCTCGTGATCTCCAGCTTTTTCTAAAACGGTTGAGAAAGGAACATTCTTATGAGCGTCTACGCTTCTTTGCCTGTGGCGAGTATGGCTCTACTACTTATCGCCCTCATTATCACGCAATTATTTTTGGACTCACTCTTGACGATTTGCGACCCTACAAACGTAGCCCCCAAAACTATGATTATTTCATTAGTGATTCTCTTACTAAGTGTTGGGGTCTCGGCTATGTTGTGGTCGGTGCCGTAACGTGGGAAACTTGCGCCTACACTGCTCGTTATATTATGAAGAAAGCCCTTGGTGAAGGTGCTGAGGTGTATAACCGGTTTAATATTGAACCTGAGTTTGTGCGGATGTCTCGTAAGCCTGGCATTGCTTATCAGTATTACGCTGACCATCCTGATTTGTATCAGTATGAGTATATCAATCTTCCGACTGATAAAGGTCAGTTGAAATTTCGCCCTCCTCGGTATTATGACCGGCTTTTTGATGTCGATAACCCCGATCAGATGGTTAAGATTAAGGCTAAACGCCAGCACGCCGCGCTGGTTGATGCTTATAACAAGTCCCTGCAAACATCCCTTATTGAGCCTGACCGTCTTGCGGTTGAAGAGGCCGCTTTGACGGCTCGCATAAAATCACTCGAAAGGAAGTTGTAAAAATGCGCAAGAAAACTAAACCGAAGTTGGACAACAAGATTTTCCGTCGCACTGCTGCCCACAGCAAGAAGATCAACATTGACCCTAAAATTTTTCGTGGAGGTATTAGACTATGACTTATGGTTTGTATTCTATTAAGGATGCCAAGACTGGTTTTATGACTCCGACTGTTGACCAGAATGATCTTTCTGCTCTTCGTAACTTCGAGCATGCTGTTAATCGGTCTGATTCCCTTCTTAATTCTCATCCGAACGACTTTACACTTTGTCGCTTGGCTTCGTTTGATACTGATTCCGGCGTGTGTGATGTGTTGGCTGTTCCTTTTGTCGTTGCGGATGCTTCGGAGGTGCTGCGCAATGAAAGATAAGCTGATGTCTATTTTCGTTGCTTTCGTTCGGAAGACTTTTACCGAGGACCGTCTTATTCATTTGATTGATGATCTTATTGATGTTGTTTTTGATCGTTTTGCGCGTCCGAATGAGCCTGTTGAGGAATGTATAGTCGATCAGGCTATTTCTTTTGTCGATTTGAAGGAGGGTGTTGTTGGTGATGTTTGATACCCAGTATTCCCCGCATAATCGCATCTCTGCTAATCCCGGCTCGCCCGTCAAGGTGCTTTACGCCGGTAAGTATGATGCTAATGGCCGTGTTGTGTTGGAGAAGAAAGGTGAAGAGAATCTGTATGATTATATCCAGTCGTTTCGTGACTCGGTTGATCTTAACGTTATCCTCGCCCGCTTTACCAACGGCGACGCTGAAGCCCTTAATAAGGCTCAGGGCTTTTATGCAGACGTGACCGATTTTCCGAAGAATATGGCCGATGCCCTTAACCGTATCAATCAGGCCGAAGAGATGTTTAAGGCCCTCCCGCTCGAGATTCGTCAGAAGTTTGACTGTTCTTTTGAACAGTTCCTTGCTCAGTCCGGTACTGAGGATTGGCTTTCCAAGATGGGTTTTGAAACTTCTGCGCCGGTAGAGTCTGAGATACCACCCGTGCAGGTTGAGCCCCCTGTTGTAAAGGAGATTAAAGGAGATCAAGAATGAATCGTAATGTTGAATCGCATTTTGCGTTGAATCCCACCCGCATTGATATGAGCCGTTCGACTTTTGATCGTTCGGCCTCTGTCAAGACCTCGTTTAATGTCGGTGATGTTGTCCCTTTTTTCCTCGAAGAGGTGCTCCCCGGCGATACGTTCAATGTACGTACTTCCAAAGTTGTGCGTATGCAGACTCTTCTTACGCCGATGATGGACAATGTCTACCTTGACTCGTATTATTTCTTTGTGCCAAACCGTTTGGTTTGGAATCACTGGAAGGAGTTTAACGGTGAAAACAATGAAAGCGCGTGGATACCCACGACGGAGTATTCTGTACCTCAGATTACGTCGCCTTCCGATGGTTGGTCTATTGGGACTCTTGCTGATTATTTCGGCTTGCCTACAGGTGTCGGCGGTCTGAGTGTTTCCGCTTTGCCGTTCAGAGCGTATGCCCTCATTATGAATGAGTGGTTCCGTGATCAGAATTTGCAAGATCCGCTTGTTGTGCCGGTTGATGATGCTACGGTTGTTGGCGTGAATACCGGAAACTTTGTCACTGATTGTGCGAAAGGTGGTCTTCCCTATATCGCTGCCAAGTACCATGATTATTTCACAAGCTGTCTACCCAGCCCGCAGAAAGGTCCTGATGTAAGTCTTTCGGTTGCTTCTCAGGGTGATCTTCCTGTTGTTGCTAAGTCGTCTGTGGTTCCGTATACTTCTTGGCCTGGTGCTAATAACAGTAAACAGACGTTATCTGTTATGGTTGATGGCAATGGTAAGTGGAATGACATTGGTGATGGTGACCTTGGTGTTGTCGGTAATAAGATGCAGGTTTATACTGGCGATACTTGGAAAGGTAACTTTAATGTTGTTCCTAATAATCTTTGGGCTGTGAATTCCGGCAATGCTATTATTGCTACTATCAATCAGCTCCGCATGGCGTTCCAGATTCAAAAGCTCTATGAGCGCGACGCCCGCGGCGGTACTCGTTATATTGAGGTTCTCAAGTCTCATTTCGGTGTTACGTCTCCTGATGCCCGTTTGCAGCGTCCCGAATATCTTGGTGGTAACCGTGTGCCGATTAATGTAAATCAGGTCATCCAGCAGTCCGGTACTGGTGCCGGTGCCGATACTCCGCAAGGTACTGTTGTCGGTATGTCTCAGACTACGGATTCCAACCACGATTTCATTAAGTCGTTTACTGAGCACGGCTATATCATTGGTGTCATGGTTGCTCGCTATGATCATACCTATCAGCAGGGCATTGAGCGTCATTGGTCGCGCAAGACGCGCTTTGATTACTATTGGCCGGTCTTCGCCAATATTGGCGAGCAGGCTGTGCTTAATAAGGAAATCTTTGCGCAGGGTACCGAAAAGGATAACGAGGTTTTCGGCTATCAGGAAGCATGGTCTGACTATCGTTATAAGCCTAATCGCGTGACTGGTGAGATGCGTTCGGCCTATGAACAATCTCTTGATGTCTGGCATTTGGCGGATGACTACGCGAGTCTTCCGTCATTGTCTGATAGTTGGATTCGTGAGGATAAGAATACCCTTGACCGTGTTCTTGCAGTTAAGTCTTCTGTTTCTGACCAGCTTTTCGCGGATATCTATGTTTCCAATCGCGCTACGCGCCCGATGCCGATGTATTCTATTCCCGGCCTTATTGACCATCACTAAATATCATGTTATAGTGGGGGCTGTTGCCCCCACTTTTTTTGAAAGGAGATTTATATGTCTGATTTTTCTGATGCTTTGAATACTGGTGCGAATCAGATCGCTCATATGGAGGGCGTTGCGCAAGCTAATAATGCTTGGTCTGCTGGTCAAGCTAAAATTCAGCGCGAATGGCAGGAGCAGCAGAATGCTAAAGCTATGGCTTTTAACCAGAATGAGGCCGCTAAGAATCGTAACTGGCAGGAGATGCTTTCTAACACTGCTCATCAACGTGAAGTGCGTGATCTTATGGCTGCTGGTCTTAATCCTGTGCTATCTGCCATGAATGGAAATGGCGCGTCTGTTGGTTCTGGTGCTACTGCTCAAGGTGTGACTTCGCAAGGTGCCAAAGGTGATACAGATACTTCCGTCAACGGCGCTATTGCTAATTTGCTTGGTTCTATTCTATCCGCTCAGACTCAAATAGAGGCCGCTAACATCAACGCTAAGACGCAGGAAGCTGTTGCTGATAAGTATACTGCTATGGAGCGCATAGTTTCTGAGATTTCTGCAGAGGCTTCGCGCTATGGTGCTGATACCTCTGCCGCTGCTTCGCGCTATGGTGCTGATACCTCTGCCGCTGCTTCTCGCTATGGTGCTGATAAGAGCGCGTCCGCTTCTCGTTATCATTCTGACCGTAGCTATGATGCTTCGCGTTATGCTTCTGACCGTTCTGCTGCTGCTTCTATGTTTGCTTCGTCTCAAGCTGCCAGTGCTTCCCGTTATGCGTCCGATCAGGCCTTCGCCGCATCTAAGTATAGCGCTGATGCTTCTTCCTCTGCTTCCCGTTATCGTACTGATACTGATTATGATCTAAGAAACCAGTATGGTAATAATCAGTTCACCGGCGTTGCCGGTTGGATTGTTCAGAAGCTCGGCCTTTTGGCTTCTAACCGTTCTGGTCGTTCTCGTCGTTCTGGTGGTTTTGGTTCTGATGGTCGAAATGGAGGTTTTGGAAATAAATGAATGATGGTTTATTGATGGTTTCTTTACTGTTGCTTGTTCTTCTTGTTCCTGTTGGTTGTGCTGTTGCCGTGTGATTGCATTTATTCGATGGCTTAATAGACATTAAGAAATCAATTATTTTTTATAAAGGAAGCGAAGCGAGTCGCGCCCCTGCGCCCGGCTCGCTTTTTCCTGTTTTGTCGTGGCGGCGCTGTTTCAGGCTCGCGTAAATCTTTTTGCAACTTGCTAAAATGGTATGTATGCAGTTTTTTTCTGCATAAAATCTCGGCTGTCGTATCGCATGCCGAACTCGTGCCCATTACTCTCTTGATGTAATGGGCACGAGTGACACCAAGACACGCAAACTTTCGTCTACATCCCTAAATAGCTACCTAAATTATTTAATAAATATACGAATATATGCTAAATTTATATTGACAGTAAAAAAAAAT